GAGAGTGCTGCCGGAGTTCAGAAGGCCATTAGTTGCGGCGTTGCCAGTGATGGCGTCCGTGCCCTGTTGGAGATTGAAGTTATAGCCTGAACTGTTCTTGGCGTTGTTGAAAGCCTGTTGCTGCTCCGCCGTTCCGCCGTTACCAAGTAGGGCAGAGATCGCAGATGCAGCAGAACCGGTCTGACCTACCGTACTTCCAAGACCACTGGAAGCAGCTCCGAAGTTCTGGTTGTTCGAGGATTGACTGGAATTGCCTCCGAGGAAGTTACTCATGCATTGCTCCGAATCTTTTGTGGAACTCTTGCTTAGTCACAATGAACAATTCGCAAGGAGGGTTAAGTTGTGACAGGATACCGTACGAGGTATATCCCAGTTGTCGGTTCATCCATCTGGCAGCTTTGTTATCTAGAGGTGTGTACCCTCTCATACAAAGACAGTCTGTCTCGTTGAACCCGAAAGACATCATCTGTACGGCTCTCTGTATGGCCTCTCGGCCCCGAGACTTGAAGAAGATGTGGGCTTCATACAACCCCTTAGGACCGTCGTCAGCCTTGTGGAGGATACCTACATTGCCGAGGTCGTCAACAAAGGCGAGGTTGCCCTCCGTGTCGATCCATTCCTGCAAGTCTCCATCACCAGCCATGCCTCGATACTTATCGATGGCTTCATCTATGACAGCGAAGTCTTTTGTACGTTCTACAGACATTAGCCAGCCCTTATAGCAAAGTAACAGAGTATGTCGCACCGTCAAGCAGGTTAGGTTTTGAAACCCACGATAGCTACATAATACCCCGATCCGGGATTTGAAAAAGACACAACGTCGCTATACCCAATTTTACCTACTGTAAGGTTAGATATTGAACCCGACTCATTCACAGCAATACTTTGAAGTGTCGTACCTAATCCAAAACTATTTGTAGAGCCTGCGGCTTGACTTCCTGCAAATCCCAAAACTAAATTCGACGATGAAAAAAGGGACGAAGATACATTGAGTGTCGAAAGGCCTCCACCGCCTCCACGATAACTTGTAATTCCTTGAACGCCTCCGACTGTAGGTCCCTCAATAGTTACTGCGGCAATTACACCATCATTTGATCCGCCATAATTCAACGTAACCAAACCTGCGGTTATGTCAGCACTCGTCATTTCTTTAGCGTAAACAGCGCCGTTTGTGTTTGATCCAATTTGTATATCAAGCTGTGTCCAGCCTGTTGGTATTGATGACACTTGCCAGTCAGACGACGTTAAAATAACGACAACATCATTAACTACTGTACCCACAGGTAATGTGATTGAATTAACATTAGATAAATGGAATGATGTAATATTTGTCGAACGAACCACAGGAGTAGAACCCCCGCCTCCAGAACCGTTTGATGCTGCCGTGATACGACCGTAGGCATCGACAGTGATGTTAGCTCCTGTGTACGAACCTGCCGCGACACCAGTCTCTGTAAGGCCGATGCTAATAGGGGCGTCGGAGAGAAGGCCACTACTCGGAGTAATGCTTACACCGTCTACTCCGACAAACTCTGAATTCTGCAACGCCGTGATCTGGGTTTGAAAACCTGAGATGTCGTTGGTATTGCTTGTGATCTGACCGGAGTGGTTGAGGATGTACCTCATGAAATAGTCAGAGGCGTTACCCTGTTGGTCTACAATAGGAAACCTCTGCTGAAGAGGTTGGATAGGAGTTACTGGATTAGCTGCGGGGTCATTACTTGCCTGAGCCATCAAGCATCTCCATACTATCGATACGTTTGAGTGCGCCGTAGTCTACAGTCTTGAAGATACGACCGGGAGCTTTCATACTTCCGAGTGAGCGCCAGTACAGACGGGCGTCGATGTCTCCGGGAGTGATGTTGATCGTGCCGCAGTCTTGGTAGGTCTGGCCTCTGTCGTCTGAAACGTAAAGGTCCACACCATCGATGGCCGTATCCGTCTGTTCACCAATGCTGGCTTGGATTTGTACACCGTAACACGGCATTTTCTTATAGCTCCTGAAGGGGAGTTGACCGTAAACCTCTCTACGGAAAGGAATAGGTACGGCAGAACCGTAGACCGGACTATCGTCCTGATCTTGAAACGGGTTGAGGAAATAGATACTGCCGTTACCGTCGTCACCAGCAAGGACGTTAGAGCCATAAGTATACGCCCAACTTTCCCCGCCATGCCAGTTCTGTCCGTTGTAGGCATTCCAGATGTCGAGGTCTCCACTTGACCAGGTATACCACTGTTGACTGTGCTCATCATACACAAGAGTCTCCTGAGTACCAAGGCGGAGGACGTAGTAGTTATGTCCGTCGAGAGTGAACGTCCAAGCCCTTACAGAAGGATCGGTATTGCTGCCCCGAGCTACGACATAGACACCCAATTGAGACGAAAGGATTAGAGGTTGGGGTTGAACAACAGACTCAAGTTGAAGTTGACTTGCCTCTAGATGTTGTGAAGGAAAGGCCGCAACAGCAAGGATTTGTTCCTGTGAGGCGTCAATCGTTACTGCTGCTGCCATTACACTGTCCTGTTGATTTCGATATTAAGGTTGTTGACTGCAATTGGAGACCAAAGGTCCCCTGTGGCAGGATCAAGCTCGACGACGTCATACTGGTAGTTGAAAGAAGTAGAAAGAGTGTGAGCCGTACCTGTATGGGTACTAGAACCCGACACGATGTCGACCTGATACTCTGCATCACCTCCGTCAGACTTAGCCACTCTCTGTAAGGAAACAATACCTCTGACACCAACGATGTTGGAAGGGAGATGACTTATGCCACAAACAGCGGGAGCAGGAATGGGTGAAACACCTGCCGTGATGTAGCTCGTAGAATCCGCAGGAGGTTCTCCGCCGATAGTCCCATTAACTGTCGTACCACCAGTGATACTCCAACCGTTAGAGACGTCGCTATCTAGAGCCAACCTGTAGACAGTACAAGGACCGATAGAGCCTACGGTGTTGTTAACTGTTCCACTCTTGTCGTACATGACAAAGTCTTTGATGTAGGCAGAACCTCCATAGGCGCTACCGTAGCTAGTAACACTATAGACCATGTTATAGATCAAGGTACTAGGTGCTGCCGTAAACGAATACGTAAGGACCTGAACTCCTTCAACAAAGACTGTGATATTACCCAAGGCGTAGTCTAGCATCGCCTCGATATGCCACCAAGAGTTGTAGGTGATGACAGGAATAGTAGTAGTAGCTACTCTCGTACCTAGATTCTGGCCGAAATTGTAACCGTTCTGATAGATCGAGATGGCTCCATTGATTTCTACAACAATGGAATAAAGCCCGTGGTTGGAACCATCTGTCCAAGTAATAGGCATTCTCTGACCACCTCCAGAAGAATACCAGCGGAAAGCGACACCGAAGGCATTGACAGGAACAGGTACGATAGAACCTTGATACTGCAACCCGTCGCCAGACGAAAGGTTCCAACATACACCGCCTGATACAACAGGATCGGCAACGACGCCGCCGCTATCAAGACGAGTGTACGGCAGACCGTTGAGCATGAGGGTGGCGCTACCACTACCGGTTCCGTAGCTACCGAAATTATCCGCCCATTGAATTGACATACTTAGTCCTTACGTGAAGCAAGTTCACTTGCGTTATAGAGTAGGGACAAAGCCCTGACGTTGTAGAGCCAATCGGATTCGTTCTTCGATGGCTGGAGTTGAGATACGGCTCTGGCCGGACTTGATCTGGAAGACTGCTCCGTCTTCATCTACGAGGATGAGAGAGTCCTTTACCTGTACGGCAGTATCTGGCCAACATCCCCTGTCGTAGAGAATACCTTGATAGCGTTGCATCGGAGTGGCGAAGACACCGGTAGTAATCCAAGGCTCTGTAGTCGACTGACCCATAAGCCAGAACATATCGCCGAAGACTAGGCACTGTGTGATGCCGTCAGGGGCACGTTCTGCAGTGGCATAGTCGAGAGGATTGATGGTGTTCTCACCGGGGTTGATCCAGTAGAACCTGCCCATAATATTGGCAGTCTGTACAGGGACGGTAATGATATAGCCGTTGATATAAGCTACTGAGATACTTCCGTTATCGTCAGGGACTTGTATCTGTCGTAGCTCTTCTGAACCACCACCAGTCATAGTAGCTCCGTTAAGCCACGAGATGTTAGCTCCTGTTACCACAGTAGTAGAGATGGCGTCGCCTGTAGCACCGAAGGTGTTGTACTGTACAAAGAGATCAGTTGTGTCAGAATTGTATGCAGTACAAGTCGGGTTCGCCTGGAGGGCGGTGGAGTAATCCGTACCGGCAGTTCCAGACGCATTGATGGCGTAGAAGAGTTCGGTGAGGCTTTCGCCACTTGTCAGACCGAGTTGAACCAACCAAGGGTTAGCACTCGTCCCGTCAGGACTGCCTGTATCCACTGAACCACTCGTCCACTGATAATAGGTGCTGTCGATCTTTACTGTGTAGCCAGAGGCAATTAAACCAGTGGCGTTAAGATCAGCAGTCGCTTGGGCGTTGTCGGTGTAAAACCAGAGAAGACCACCGTCGGCGATGTACAAGAAATCAGGAGTGCTACCTAGAGGAGCAGTGGCTGCCATAGATACGGCGTCGGTAATCTTTTGACTGATCTGACCGATGGAATGGAATGTCCCGTCAGCCTTCAGCCGCCAAAGGAATAGACCAGAGACGACAAACATATCAGAGTTGAACGTACCTTCACAAGTGAATACCCTTCGGATAGGTCCAGTCCCGATCTCTACAAATTTCTGAAGACCAGGACGAGCAATGAAAGAAGTCTTGTTGTCGTTGAGGGCAGGGTTTTCTTCCATGAACCTGTTGCGTACGTAGGCACTTGGCGAGTCTGCCACGGTCCTATAATAGTCACCGGTTACAAAAGGAATGTCTACCACCAGGGAATACCTCTCTGAAAACTGCCCCATGTGTAGGCGTCGAAGTTACGATAAGCCTTATTAGAAGGCAGACGTTGAAGACCGATCTCGACAGGAACCTGAGTGATCTGGGCGTACCGGGAATAGAACTGACCTCTCAACTTCTTGAATCTCTGTACGGACTCTCCTGCCATCGTGACGCCGTTACGGACATTGATACGATCTGCCAATCCGATGATAAGAAACTCGTCGAACTCTTCTGGAAAAGGGGAGCCGTCAGTCAGCCCAAGATCGTTGACCTGTTCCCAGTTGGCAAGGTCGGCACGATAGAAGAAGACTTGGTTGTAGTTGTTAGTAGAGAGAGTGCTCGAAGGATTGCCTTGGATGTTCCGCCCGTTACCCATCACCGTAAGAGGGTAGGTTTGGAAATTACCAGAGACATCTACAAACGCCATCCTTGTGCCATCATTAGGCTGAGGAGGCATATTGACCGTCTCGGCACCTTGCAGGTTACAGAGAAGGCGAGTGTTGATAGGAACAAAGGTGTTCATGATGTCGTTGTAGTACAGAGGAATGATACCTACTGTCTCTACGTTATTCAAACCAAAAGGAATGTTGATTAGGTTCTCACCCATCTCAGCTCCCCAAAGGGAATCGATGAACCTGTTAAGAAGTACGAGGGCTTCGTTCTGCTCAGCAGTCGTAGGCGTACCTCCGAGTCCCGTAAGGTTGCTCTCACGGTAGGCATCATTAATGATAGTCGTTACTGGAGTGCCCATGATAATCCTTTGTGATTAACCTACTGCGAGAACGCCAGATGCTCCGCCTGCAGCTACGAGGGTGTAGCCACCTTGGGTAATGAATGGCAGAGTATACCACGTACCGGCAACGACAGGGAATGCCGTAACAATATTTAGTGCCTCAGAGACGTTCTGTACGGTGTTGTTATTTGAGAGAGTGATGGTGCCGCTTGTAAGGGCGAGGAAGCCACCTACGGCATTGGCAGTTCGACTCGTGACCGTGGCATTCACGCCTACAGGAACAGGAGTGTACCGAAGAGTTACGTGACCCATGTCATACTTTCTAAAAGAGAGGAGGGGACCTCCAAATACTCAGCGATCCCCTCAGATAGTCTTAGTTGCCGTTGACGCGGATGATCCGACGACGGTCACGAATGTTAGCCGTCAGGGCTACATCGAAACGGACGTCATGTTCACCGGTCTGGAAGTTCGACCACTGCCACATACGG